TGGCTAACTCTGATACCTTGACCTTCCTTGGCAACTCTTAATTCATAGAGTTCAGTAGAACCATCAACCTTTAATTGCCTTGAGGGGTCTGCACTATTACCGATACCAACATTTGCTGTAGTGCTAATACCTACACCGTCTTTAGTCCAAGACCCAGAATAACTATCTACATATGATTTCGTTGTATATGTGTTTGTATCAACAGTTCCATCGCCTTTGAGGAATTCTGTTGAAGATCCGCCAATTCTTCTGAAGGAAGATGCATATGCAGCATTAACAGCAAGAATACTTGCACCTGCAGCAATATTTCCTAAAGCAATAACTGAACCAACTTGAATATTGTTGGTAGTTATGTTTCCATTAGTAGTAACATCATCTAAGTCCAAATTGATTGGGCTTGAGGATGTCAAGTAAGTGTTATTATCTACACTGCCATCTGCCTTAAGGAACTCACTTGCAGTTCCTCCATTTTTGACAAAACTTGTCGCGGTGATAACACCAACGCGAATTCCATTATTAGTTACACTTCCTCTGTCCGTAACACTATCAAGAGTTTCGGTAAAAGCAGAACTTGATACTGCAATAGAAACGTTTCCAGTACTCGTGGAAATAGAAATATTTGATCCAGCAGTAATAGAGGTTACAATACCAGGATACAACTCATTACCATCACCCAACAGAGTATATAACTCGTCAAAGTTAGAATTTATGAATCCTCCACCATCAGGAAGCGGAGTTCCTAATGGTGGGGTAGTGTTTATCCCTAGTTTAGCCATTTTTTATTAACTAGTTTATTGGTATTTATCTATAGATAATTATTGTCTTTTAATGCCCTAAACCTACTAATTATAGGAGCATCCATTCTCTCTATTGGATCGAAAGTAAAGTCCTTTGCATTGGGTCTATTGCCTAGGGTAATTTTGCCCCAACTATAAGAACCAAGATAGAAACCAGTCACAAATCCAACAGTAGCAAGTGCTGAAGGTTCTGGTCCAGATCCAAATCCAATACCAGCATCATCGAATAGAATATTTTGAGACGAGAATGTAACTCCAGATTCATCTTTAATATTGGTTCCAACTCTCAATACAGAGGTAGTTCCAATTCCAGGAATATTAGAACTTACAATAGCAATATCCTTAACCTGATAGATGTTATCAATATATTGAGTTCCAACGCCAATGATTTCACCTGTGTTGATTCCAACTGAGATATTTGTTGTCTCTGCAATACCAACATTGGAATCACTAATAACAAAGAAATCGCCTACATCCAATCCACTGATAGAAGTTGCAGCAGCACCAAGTCTTACAGGATCTCTCATGTAAGAATCCATTGGAATGTAGAGATCGACAGTAATTTCTTCATTTCCACCAAAATTATCTACTCCATAACCAACAACTCTTCCAAAATCTCCAGTATATTCTTGAGCATCATTATGCTCAACAACTCCGGGTTCTTGGACTTGATCAACTACCTTGATCTTCAATCTTTCAGAAATAGGTGTCTTATCTTCCTTGACATCGTCAAATCCAAGTTTGACACTATCAACATAGATTACCGTGGATCCAGTTCCAACCTTAGAAATTGCTCTTGCGGTTGGATATACTCTTGCCTCAAGTTCGCAGCGACTCTTACTTTCAATCTTACCATCTAGGAAGATATCTTCAGTCTGCTTACACCATTCAACAACTCTTAAGCAATTTGGATCGCCATCAATACCAACTCCTTGATAAGGAACTGTTTGAACAATATCAACAGAAATAATATCATTAACAAGTCTTGCATCCTGAGTAATTGATTCTGGACAATAGAACTTGGTTCTATGAATGGTTAAGTTGTCACCAATCTCAATATTACAAGGAACTTCCCTTCTAATAACATCAACATCACCAGAACCCTGATAGAAAAGAATCTTACAGGTATCACCAGTAAATCCAGGTTCTCCTTCTACAGGACCATTAGGTGCTTCTGAGAATGTAATTGCACTACCATTGGATATAGTATATGCTTCAGAAGGTCTTTGTAAAATATCATTAATGAAGACCAAAACAACTGCATCAATATCAATGTTTGATCCTTCTCCTGACTTAATTGTAACTGCTTCATCAAGAAGTCTCAATGGGAAGGTTTTTCTTGCTCCATTGAATAGTTGCTCAATCTTATCAAGATCAACTAGTTTTCCTAGATGCCATCCAGAGAAATCATCACTTTCTGTTCTTTCAACAGGAATTTGGAATTCTTCAAAATTGCTACCAGTTGTTGGAATACCTGTAGTTCCACCAACAGCAACGGTAAGAATTTCTTCTTGACCATAATCATATCCAGGTTTGTTGATCTTAAAGTCGATAACAGAAGTTCCTCTGCCAACAACAATATTAACGGTTCCTTCAGTTCCAAAACCAGGAACAGAATCAGAACTATAGACTAGTGGTACGTCATAATATGCGAGTGGTTCGTCAATTACAACATAAACGGGATCAGTATATCCAATTGCAGGATTTGTGATTGCAATTCCAGTGATCTGTCCATCAACAGCACTTGCAAATCCAACATTTTGAACCTCTCTCTGTTGTGACCAATCCGTTGTAACACCAACAAAAATGTTAGTCTGAATACCAGAGCGATAACCAGAACCAGGATTAGTAATAGTCATTGCTGTAATGTTTCCACTACCATCTAATGTTGCAGTTGCAGCTGCACCAATAAGTGGTTGGTATCCAACACTTTGCGTGGAACCAACGAATGATAAAGTACCGCCAGCAGGATAATCCGAAGTACGAATATCATTTGGTTGTTGAATTGGATTTCCGTAGAACTGAATATCAGTTTCTCCAGACAACTCAGTTAGATCATATTGTCTTGGTGTAATTTGTGGTTCTGTTGGTTCCTGGAAGATGGAATTGATTAGAACAATACCATTATTTTCAGCAAATCCAGCGATGTTCTGATTTTCTGATTTGAGTGTGAAGGAAGAAGTAATTCCATTAAACTGATCAGAAATATCATCAAAGATATAGTTTGTATCATATGCTTCAACAGTTCCACCTGGAATAGCAGATCTAATGAATGATCTACCTTGGAATGTGGAATGTGTTGTGAGTCCAGTCCAATCTCTATCATCAGGTGGATTTGTAGGTGTTCCAATTGGAGTTGGTCCAATTGGTGCATCTGCAAAGTTGAGTGTGTTCTCAACAATGTTATAGTTTCCTTCAATTTTAGTAACAACGTCGCCGCCATTATGTGCTGCAAGTGGGGTTCCCAACCAGCGGCGATTTACATCAATTTTAAATTCACTTCCACCAACACCAACACCATTAACTCTCATAATCTCATTACCAATCTGAATTAGATCAGCACTATAGATTGAAGTAACTCCAGTGAGACTGATGATCTCATCAGCAAGACCAACTTGAGTAGAAAGTCCGGTCGTAATCTTGGTTGGAGTGATTGGTGACTGAATCATATTGTCAATTGCAATCAAGCACTTGGTATTTTGCTTGGTTGCAGTAATATAGTGATAATCTCCTGTTACACCAGCACCAACATTGGTAATATCAATGACAACTGGGGAAGAAGCAAGTGCATTTTCTGCAGATGTTGCTAACTGTAGTTTTTGCTGATTAAATGCAACAGCAAATAGTTCTGCTCCTGCTGGTAGAGCAGAAGTTACACCAAAACCTGGAATATTGGTTGGTGCAATCTCTAGTGGAGAAGCACTATTGAGGTCATAACTATAGATGACTGGTTCTCCATCAACGAAGAAGTGACTTGGAGCAAGAATTGTATTATCTACAAGATCAATGTCGCTAGTAGAAGATCCGTCAAATTGAACCTGGAAGATTGGGTATCCGTTGTGAGTTAATCCGAAGGATCTCTTAATATCGTTGAATGTTCCTTCATAACTACCAGCATCTCCACTGATAATACCATTTTCAAGATCTACAGACTCATTAGTTCCAAGTTCATGGAATGGATCAGGGATCTGAATAGGCATCTGAAGAACACGCGCTTCAATATCAATTCCAGGTTCTGGAGTGAAGTTCAAGACGGTATAATCGCCATCAACAACAGCACCAAAGGTTCCGAGTCCTACATATGGATTGCTTCTAGTATCAACAGAACCATATTCTGTGATCCAAGCAGATGTGCTATTCTGACTATCATCAAGAACAAGGATTTCGGACATCAAGTATTCAGAATTTGTTGTGTCCTTAATAGTTGCAACATAGTATGCTGCACTATATCTTTCAACAGGGGTATCTCTTACATTGCTGTAAGATGCAATTCCAACTGCACTAGATCCTGCACCAATGGTGGTTTGGAATGATTCAAGAGCACCTACGTTAGTCTCATTTTCTCCAATATAGATAGAATCTTCAGTAGCACCAGAATCTGAAATTTCAAATGCTAGAACATCTACATTTGCAGTGGTAAAGTTCAGCGTATCTAGATAGAAGTCAAGATTCAGGTTTCCTCCAGAAACATAAGCATTAAATGTACCAATTCCAGCATCTGCAGAAGTATCAATAATTCTAGTGATCAGACTTTCATTAGTGGTTAATTGTCCATAGTCAGTAATATAAACTTCTGTGCCATCGTGTATGATATTAAGTTCATCAGACTCATACTTTAACTCATCAGGAGCATGAGTTTGGACAAGGAGTTTAACTGCTCTTGTGGAAACTGGGATAGAAAGAATATTAGAAGAAGTTGTAATATTCCTTTGCTGATATGACTTAACTCTGACAATATCTCCAATATCCTTTTCTGATCCTGCATTGAGGATAGAACTGTCAATGGACATATTAAGTAGTGAAACTACATAGTCATTAACTTCAAATTTGAGTGGATAGAATGTTACAATTCCTTCTTCATCTGTAATTTTAAAGTCAAAACTTCCAAGTTCTCTCTTGGTTTCAAGTCTGCCATAGTGTGAAGTGTATGCATTAGTTCCGTCATGTAGAACAGAGAAGAATAGCAATTGTCTATCATAGATGTCTCCTCTATCAGCAACATATGTAAGAATTTTGCTGAATTTTCTTGTAACATCAAATTTTTCAACTTCAGAGAACTTATCAACTCTTGGTTCGCTGTTAAACTCACCACTAATATCATCAATGATTAGAACTCTGTTTCCAATCGACTCAAAGAAGTCGGCAATCTCTTTAGTTCTAAAGTAGATCTCATTGGAAGTCTTACGATTACCAATATAATACTCATTCTCCGTTACTAGATCCCATTGGGTATAGCAGTTGAGACTAATTCCATCCTGGATGATATCAACGATAATATCTGGGTCAGGTGGAATAATTTCTGGTGGTGGGAGAATTGGTCCTGGACCGCCTCCATCACCATCTCCACCACCATTACCTCCACCTGATCCACCATTGCCGTCAGAACCGCCAGATTCGATCTGAAGGTCTGCAAACTTGATGAAACCTGCAGTATGGTTTAGAGAACTTACAGGGTCATCCCAGTTTTCAAAATTGACCTTAGTCTTGAGAGAATAAGACAACTTCTGATAGTAATAGTTGTCAGGAATCCTTTCTGTGTCAAGGTTCAAGAAACCAACTTCATTAATCCATCCCTTATAGACTCTTGCAGCAGATCCAAGTTTGTATTCTGCATCAAAGTTCAGGATAGATTTAATCTCTCCTTGTGCTCCAGAAGAAGAACCTGTAATGATATCTCCAATAGCATATGAGCACTTTGAAGATACTTTAATGAGTTGAGTATCAGGAATCCAACTTTGAACAGTTCCTTTACATCCACTTGCAGAAGTAATATTTTCATCCACAAAGAAATCATTAGGAGCAAGTGCTATATTGAAAGTTGGGAACCAAGACTGTGGAACAACTTGTCCAGTAGAATTCAATGGATCATATACACCTGGAGTTTCGTCAAGATCCAGTACATTTGCCATCGAATATGTGATATTTCCGTTTGCACCACCAATTTGTGGATTTGCTGCAGTCACTTCAAATAGTGCATATCCATATTCCTCAGAGTTGTATCCCTTGGAGTCTGTATTGCCAAATCCTAGGATTGCAATATTTTCAACTAGGATCTTAGATCCAACAGGGAATGGGAAAGTGCTTGCATCACTAAATCCAACTGTCAAAGAAGCAGTAACTTCTCTCGTAGATTGGTTAAAGGTTACATTAGTAACTCCAATACCATTACTATTGTTAGTTGGAATAATGATAGGATCAACACCATATAGAGAGTTGGTATTCTTAATGACTTGAACTTCAATATCTCCAAGTTCGTAATCGAGTTCAATTCCAGGAACAACTTCTCCAGTATTTCCGTCAATTACGATCAAATCGGGAGCAGTATTATAATTTGTTCCTTGGTTGGTTACAATAATCGAATCAATAGAGTTTAACTGCTCTAGTTCGATAATTTCAGGTAGATTGACAACAGGACGTAAAGTATTATCAGTTGGATAATCGAATCCAATGTTAATTGTTCTTGTTGTTGAAATTGAACCGATAGAAGTTGTTTGTGGAACAATCTCACACCCAGTTCCTGACTTACTAGTGATACTTGCTACTCCAACAATCTGTGAGTAGTTCGATCCATTGTATGTAAATAGAATTTCAGAAATTCCACCTTTTGCTGTCTTAGAATCAGTCTTATATGAGACTCCTGATGTGTAAGAGGAGATTTCTGGAGTTCCTTCTAGGTTGTATGTGAAGGTATTTGTTGAATTGACACCAACAATAGTGTGTGTTCCAGAATAGCGACTTTCTACAGCACAAATTTTATTATAATTGACGACTTCTTCATCAATGAAGACAGCAGCCTTATAATCTTCATTTAGACTTCTATAAGTTTGATCAAGTTTGTAATATAGGATATCTTCAACACTATCATTAAGAGCAATTTGCAAATATGCATTAGTAGATACGCCAATCTCTCCATTCTTAGTTACTTCAAAGAATGGATTGGTTTGAGTCATCTCATACTTATTTCTGAAGTTCTGATCAGAGTATAAGTTGAACTCGAAGATTGGATATCTTGTTGTCTGGATGACAAACGATAGAGATTGATCACTTAGATCAAATCTGACGACATTATTTCTGTATATTGCAACTGGTGGGTTAATTGGAGAAATTGTTCCGCTCATTGCAGAAGTAATTCCGATAATTTCTCCATCAAACGCAAGAGAGTCAAGTCTAGTAGGAGATAACCTAATATCATCATTTGTATAGACATTTACATAGTAAATTCCATTCTCTTCTGGTCCAGTTGCAATCGTGGAAACTCCAACTTGATAGATTACCTTCTCACCACCTTTGAATCCATGATTTGGTAGTGCAATTGTATTAGAAAGAGTATTAATACCAGATGCAATGAAACTTTGTGGGTCAAATACAAGTCTGTTATTGTAATCATTGTAGATAACGGAAATTGTTGTTGTCAATCCACTATTGACATCAATTTCAACCTCATCATCTTTCAATAGACCGTGATCGGTAGATGTTTGGACAGTTACAACATCTTTTGTCAAGATCGAACTAACTACATCTCTATTTGTCTTAATACTGTGATATACATTTGTTCCAATACCAGTAAAGTAAAGGAGTCCTGTTCCTTCGGAAGAAATTGCAACAATATTTCCTGTTGTACCAATTCCAATTGGATTTGGCGCTATACCTAGTAGGTCATTAGAAATTCTAACACCATATACAACAGAAGGTGATACTAAAGCATTTGTAGCAACTCCGTCCGTAGAGATTGAGATTGAGTCACCATCATTATTGTTGTAGATTAACTCTTCACCAGTTTGGATGTCATGTCCAGGTAGGTAGATCGTTCTGGTAGGAACAAACTTTTGAGTGATACCTGCTCCAGGATTAGAGAATGATAAGGTAGATCCAATACCAACACCAGAAGTATTACCAATAGCAACTGCTTCTGCAGGATCGAAGTAATATTCACGATTATACGAAAACTCAACCCCATCTTCAACAGTAGATGCAAATCTGAATTTTCTTGGATCTTCCTCAACAACAAATCCTGGACTAAAGGAGTTTAGACCAATTGTATTGTTGAATTCACGAATAACTCTGAATCTTGAGTTCAAAGTATCTACATTTAGAATCTTGAACTGTTCAGTTCCAATGCCAACAATATCATTCTCTCTAATTGTATAGATTGTGTCATCAAAGTTTCCATAGACACTCATATATGTGACAATACCTGTCGATGTGACAGAAGAAAGTCCGCTATTCAATATAAAGAACTCTGGATCAACGTTAATAGTCTGATACTTCTGTAGGAAATTTACAGAAGTACTGAATCCAGAAAGAAAAACCCTATCGCGATTAAAGAGATCATGTGGTTCTTGGGCAAATGCTAGGTATTCTGCTTTTGCACGGGACGGAATGATTTCAATACCAGAAATATTGGTTGAAGCAACACTAACAGAAGAAACTTCCTTACCAAGAATTGTTGATACTTTTGCACTCGCTGGTCTTGCTCCATCCTGAGAAACAAATGTTACTTTATCATTGATCTTATAATTATCGCCAGGTAATTCAACAGTATATCCTTCAATTTCTCCTTTAGATACTCTCTTGACTAGAAGTTTTGAATTGACTTCTTTGTTGGGTTGGAATAGTCCAGGATACTCTGCATATTCTTCATTCAGTTTATATGGGGTAGTATTTCTAAACCACTCTGAACTGTTTAAGTCATAGTCATTTACATTTGAAGACTTATCAAAGTTAAACTCATTGGGAACAGACTTAAATATATGACCGATTAGATATGGGAATTGGGGTTCTTTGTAATTAAAGAATACACCC